GCGCCGTTCGCCGGCGCCGTGATCGACGGCGCCTGGATGGTGTTGGTGCCAGTGGTGAATGACACGGTGTCAGACCACGGCGACCAGGCTTGCTCGAGGTCCTGGTAGCGGCAGCGCGTGTAGTAGACCGTGCTGGCGAGCAGCGAGCCCTGCGGCACCTGGGCATAGTTCTGCGGACCCACGGTCACGTCCACGTCGGTGACGTTGAACGTCGGGGAGGTCGAGACCTGGAATTGCGCGGCGAGCTGGGGAACCTGGTACAGCGAGTAGTAGGGATTCGCGAGAATTTGGGGCGACTGCGTCGTGAGCGCCTGGCCTGCCGTCGGCGACTGGACGACCGGCTTGCGCACCACGGGGTACGTGGCGTCGGTGGGCGCCGTGACGGGCTTCACGTCGACGGTGTCGCACCACAGCTCGTACGACGTGCCGGACGGGATGATCACGCCGGCGCCGGCCGCGGTCTTGAAGGTGAGCGAGAACAGGCCGCTCGTCTGGTTCGAGACAATCCAGCGGTCGGCCGCCGCCGGCACGGTCACGGCGATGTTGCCGGTGAGCGCGCCGGTGAGCACGATGATGCCGGAGCCCCACTGCGCCTGGTTGAGCGCGACGTTCGAATTGCCGGCGACGTTGACGGTCGCGATGCCGGAGATGGCGGCCTGCACAAAGGCGTCGGTCGCCAGCTTGGTCGAGGCGTCGCCGGCCGTCTGGGTGTTCGCCGTGGCGTTCTGGAGGTCCAGGCCGCCGAAGTCGGTTTTCGAGTCGTACACGTTCACGGTGTCCGACCAGACCAGGCTCGTGCGCCCCTGGGCGACAGCCACGCCGGCGCCGGCGGCCGTCTTGACGGTGACCGTGTAGGGCACGCCACCCGTCGAGCCGGTCGTCGCGTTGCGGACAATCCAGGACTTCGGGATGACGCCGGGCACGATGACGGAGATGTTCGCCGTCAGGAGGCCCGTGAGGTTCAGGATGCCGACGCCGGCCTGCACGGCCGTGAGCACGACGTTCGCGCCGCCGGCGCAGTTGATCGCCGCGATGCCGCTGACGGTGTCCTGCACGAACTGGTCGGTCGCGATCTTCGCCGAGCGATCGCCCAGGGCCACGGTGGGCGCCGTCGGCGTTCCGGTGAAGGCGGGACTGTTGATCGGCGCCAGGCCGGCCGCGCCGACCTCGAGCGCGTCGAGGTGCGCCTTGAGGTACGCGGTGCGGTTCGCCAGGTTCAGGAGGGGCGCGTTCGAAGCGCCGCCCACGCCGCCCTGCACAGGCGTCGTCGTCTCGAGCTGGAGGACGCCTACATCGTAGACGGCGGATTCCGGTTGGTAGGCCATTGGTGGGTTCCTAGAAGCTGATGGTCCAGGTGCCGGCGAACGAAATGTCGTTCTCCTTGTTCAACGGCGTCGCGCGAATCTTGCGCGCGTACAGCACGTCGCCCGTGGTGAACAAGCCGAACTCGAGGATGGCCTTGCCGTTGGCCTCGCCGACGCCCAGGGAGAAGTCAAAAGCGACCTGGTTCGTCGCGGGATAGGTCACGTCATCGACGGCCTTGACGTACGCCGCGGTGAGCGCGTTGTTGCCGCCGGCCGGCGCGGCGCCATTGGTGCCCACGCCGAACTTGGACACGCTGCGGTTCGCCACGTCGCCGCCCAGGAGCTTCGCGTGAATCAGCTTGGAGCTGTCCACGATGAGGTTTTTCTCCTCGAAGCGCTCGATCAGCTCGCCGCGGCGGTAGATGTTCAGGACGAACAGGCCCTCGGGGCCCTTCTTGAAGCGGTCGAAGAATTTCACCAGGGTGCTCCTGTCTGCCAGGGCATTCTGGTGTCACGACCCTAGAGCGCTTCGACCTCCACCTGGCCGCTGTTGTAGCGAGCGACGGCGTCGTGCCGGCGCAGGCCGTTGTACGTGGTGCCGTAGGCCACGGCCATGCCGGCGTCGTCCCAGGACTGGACGCCCAGGTCCTCCAGCGCCACAGCGGTGACCTTGATGACCGTCGACTCGGTCGGCGCGTCCGCGGCGTCCGCCAGGTCGGCGCCGACCTCGATCGTGGCGGCGTCGACCGGCGCGTGCTGGAAGTCGTCGGTGATCTTGCTTCCAACCAGGCTGAGAGCGCGCAGGTGCGTGCCGGCGGAGCGCAGGCGGTTGATCAGGTCCGTGATGACCTGCTGGAAGTCCTCGAAGCTGCCGCCGTTGATCAGGTCGTAGCCGTAAGCCACGTCGAACAGGCCGTACGCCGGCAGGTCGACCGAGCTGTAGTTGTAGGCGCCGCTGTGGGTAATCTGGCCGTTGTGGGCCGGGAAGGAGCCGGCGAACGCGGTCACGTCGGTGACCGTGGTGTCCTGGCCGGTGAACACCCGGATGGCCTCCTCGATCGCGACGTTGTTCTGCCGCGGCCGCAGCACCTCGGCGATGATGCGCGGGCCATAGCTGCCGTCCAGCTCACCGGCCAGGCGCGGCACGCCGTAGTAGCCGCCCAGCTCGTCCAGCCAGATGCCTTCGGCCGTGCGCGTGTTCATTTGACGCAGGGCCTGGGCAATCTGCTGGCGCGCGATCGTCAGCTCGTTGGCGACCGCCTCGAGGTAAGCCCAGAGCACGCTGGTGTAGCCGTACAGGTGGTCGCCGTTTGACGTGGCAATGTCGGCGCCGCCATCCAGGAGCACGCGCGCCGAAAGCTGCGCGAGCTCGCTGGAGTCGACGTAGAGAACCGTGTAGCCGGGTTGGGCGGCGAGGAACGTCGCCAGGCTCGAGATGGTGTGGTCGGCCAGGTCGACCTGCAGCGCCTGGCCGGTGCCTCCGGTCACCGTCGTCGTGAGCACGGCGTCGCTGACGCCCCACGTCATGACGCCGTCGTACGACAGGCGCAGCGCCAGGAACTGGACCGGGTCCTTGTCGAAAACCCGGTTCAGGTAGTTGAGGAGCTTCTGCGTCAGGCGCATGGGTTACGGCGTGCGGGTGACCAGGTACGGCGCCAGGGTGACCGTGGCCGCCGGCGGCGTCATGACCAGGGTGTTGAAGCCCACGGTGCCCGGCATCAGCTTGGTGCCGATGCCGGGCGTCACGTCGCCGGCCGGCAGGAGCGGCGTGAAGTTGTAGACGCCCGGCAGGCGCTGCACGATCGCGATGATTTCCGCGCGGATGGCCGCCTCGCCGATGCCCAGGGCGGCGATGTAGTTCGAGACCGCGCCCTTGGCGGCAAGCGCCAGGTCGTCGTGCGCGTAGCCCGCCTTCGGCGTGATGGCGCCGGCGACGGTCACCAGTTGCTCGGTCGCCTTGAACACCTGCACCTTGACGCCGGCCGCTTTCCAGCCCGGCACTGCGTTGCCGTCGTCGTCGTAGTAGCCGTGCAACACGGCTTCGGCCTGGGTCACCAGGTCGTTCGACGTGCCGCCGCTGCCGTTGTGCACGTAGCACTGCACCAGGGCAATCGGCTTGGTGGAGTCGGTGAGGTACGGCTCCACGATTTGCGTGTAGACGACGCGCTCGACCTCGTGCCCGGCGGAATCCTTGATCACGGTCGTCTTGAGGCCGTAGTCGATCGCCACCAGGGTGCCGCGGTTCAGCGACGCGATGAACGCCGCGAATCGAATCTTGCGCTCCTGGTCGGTCTCGGCGTCTCGGCCGCTGACGAACGCCGACTGGTTGCTGGCGCTCACGTAGCCGTCCGGCTTCGGGTTCGGCGTGAACGCGGAGGCCGCCGCCAGGTTGCCGGCGATGCCGGCCACGTCGCAGCTCACCGGCACCTTTCCGGAGGTCTGGCCGGCGACGATCGTCACGTCGGCCGTCGACGTATAGGGCGCCGACTTGCCGGCGACCTTGAACTGCGTGCCGGCGACGATCAGCACGTCCGTGGCCTGCGCGGCGATCGACACCGTGACCAGGCCGCTCGCCGACAGAGCGCCCAGCGCCTCGAAGTTGAACGAGTTGTAGACGCTCACCGGGATGGCCTCGCGCAGCCCGATGAACATTTGCTGATAGAGCTCGTCCAGCTCCGCGGCCGGCGCCTCAACCAGCGTGCGCGAGACGCTGCCGATGTTGTAGTCGGTGATCTTTTGCGTCGCCGTGCGCATCCAGTTGATCATGGATGCGGCGATCGAGCGGAAGTCTTTGATTTGGAATGCCATGCTCTGGTCCTTACGGGTTCGCCGAGACTTCCACCTCAGCCCCGATGACGGTCTCCGCCACGACGGAAACCGCAATCACGTCGCCGCTCGCCTCACCGGTCGCCTTCTTGACGCGCGAGACGCGCGGGTCCTGGAGCACGGCCGCCTTGGCGGACTGTGCCGCCAGCATGCGCTTGGTCGGGCCGTTGGCGACGCCCACCAGGCGCCGCGTCTCGCAGCCGTAGCGGGTATGAAACACCAGCTCGCCGCGTTCGGTGACCACTCGATTGCTCAGGGCCTGCACCAGGTTTTTCGCGCCCGACACCACGTCGAAGTCTCCGTTCTCCACGGCGAGCTGGCCGCGCTCGAGGCGCACGTCGGTGCCGAACACCTTGTCGGCCTGGGTGCGCGTCGAGACCTGGGCCGTCGGCGCCGGCACGCGAATCTGGGTGCCGGTGAGCAGCACGCCAGGGCCGGCCTGGTTCGGGTCGTCCGTCAGGAACGGCGGGACGAGCTTGTTGTACGCGACCAGGTCAATCCAGCGCGCGGCATCGCCGAGCTCGCGCGCCGCGATTTCCTGGAGCGTGTCGCCGACCTCGGTTCCGACGAACCGAAAGCCGATCATGGGGCGGTCGAATTGGCTCATCCGATCGAGAACCCGCTGGCGATCGCGCCAAGGCCGGCGCTCATCGCGGTGCTGGAGATGGGCGCCAGGACCGTGTCGGCGCTGGCGAAGGTGCGGAACGCGGTCTGCGCCTCGCCGGTGAGCACGATCGGCAACGCGGCGGCCGACGGAACCACGCTGTAGAACGGGTTCACGCCGGCGGCAGCGAACAGGCTCGGCGGACGGCCGCCCGACGTGCTCGAGCAGTTGGATGCGCCGAACAGGGCCGAGAAGTCCTGAATCAGCACGCGCCCGCCGAGCGCGTTGTTCAAGACGCAGAAGATGTTCGAGTACGCGCCGGCGAGCGTCATGATGCCGGCGAGCGCGTCCTGGGCGAAGTTGCCGATGCCGGGAAGCGAGCGCAGCACGTTCATGCCGGCCTGGGCGGTGAGACTTGCCATGCCGCCCAGGGCGCCGGCCAGGGGGTTGCCGGCGGCCACGGCCAGCGAGACCTGGGAGTACAGCGCCGTGGTCTGCCCCATCATCGCGCCCAAGGGGTCCGCCAGGTCGGCGAGCTCGTCGGGCAGCATCGTGCCCACGTCGGGCATCATGTCCTCGATTTCCTCGATCGACGCGTCCATGCTGTCCAGGCCCAGCTCCTCGAGCACGTCCGCGTCCTCCTCGTCGTCGCCGCTCAGGATGACCACGCCCGGGTTCGTCTCGAGGACGGCCATCGTGATTTGGTACTGGGCCAGGAGCGGGCGCGACTTCGAGCGCCGCAAGACGAAGTTGAGAGGCGCCACGACGACGGAGAAGCCGTCCAGGGCGTCGGAGAACACCAGGCGCACGCTGTTCGGGTCGATGCCGCGCGCGATCGCCAGCGCGCGCTTGGCGTGCCACTGGTCGAAAACCTGGTCCTTGAGGTTCAGGAATCGCTCGACGCCGTCCTCGTCGCTTGAGGCGGTGCGGCGCCAGCCGGTGTGCCCGCTGATGGTGATTTGCGGGATGCCGGCGCCGAAGCTGTCCGCCCAGGCGCCGGCCAGGGTCTGCTGCACGTTGATGCGCGACGGGTCGGTGCGCGTCAGCTCCTCCGGCCGAATGACCAGGTCTACGAAGGCTTCCGGCGGCGTGACGCCCGTCGATTGGTCATCGAGCAGGAACGAAATCGGCCGCTCGCCGGCCTTCTGGCTGTCAGGCGGGGCGAAGTTGGGCATGCCGCGAGGGTAAGGTCACGACCTCAATGCGGCGTGCTGACCTCGGCGCCGTCGCCCTGTTCGGTGTGACGGTGCGAGCTTCCCACGTTGGTGCCGTTGTGGGTGAAGCTGCCGCCCGTTGCCGCCAGGTTGCCCGTGATGGCCGCGCCCTCGCCGCCGGAAACCGCCAGGCCGCCCTGGACGGTCACGTGTCCGGTGAAGGTGGAGCTCGGGCAGGTCACCAGGAGCTGGGGCGCCGTGAGGTGCGCGTTGCCGCCGGAGGTCACGTCCGTGGTGCCGGCCACGTTCACCGTGGCGTTGCCGTCGATCGTGACCGCGGCGTTGCCGCCGGTGTGCGACGTGAGGTTTCCGACGTGGTCCAGGTCGATGTTGCCGGACGGGTCAATCTGGAGACTCGCCTTCACGTCGCCGGCATTCGCGGTGACCAGGTGCACGTACGGCGCCGAGTCCGTGTTCTTGGTGATCTTCCATTCGCCGTCCACGTCCTTGCCCGTCAGGTCCTCGTGCGCCGGCGTCGCGCCGATGCGAAAGAACGTGCCGCTGGGGTGCGAGACCTCGGTGTTGCCGTCCTTGTCGATCGTGACGTACACGTCCGACGGGTGCCGGTGGACGTAGAAGTCCTGGGCGGCGAAGGTCATCTCGCAAACCTGGGGGAACAGGAAGCCGAGCACGACAGGGTGCCGACCCATGAAGCCGACGATCGCCAGACCGTCGCGGGTCGTCGCCTCGGTGAGGTCCCAGGCGTCGCCGCTCGAGGGCGTCTCGACGCTGGCGAGCGTGTTCCGGCCGGCGTTCGTGCGCGCGTCACCGGACAGCACCTGCACGCCAGCCAGGCGCGAGCCGTCATCCAGCATGACCAGGTCGACGCTGTGATCTTCCGGATGCACTGCCGCCACGCGGCCGGGTCGCAAGCTCATTCGTCGGTCTCCGCCATCTCGGCCAGGTACGGCGTCGACGCGCCGCCGTCACGCTTTGCGCGCTCGATGAATCCGGTACCGCGCTCGAGCGTCAGGGTGCCAAAGAAACCCTGCATCGGGACGTACTCGAGCGAGACCTGGGGCACGTAGTACTCGGCCGAGAACGTGCCGCGCTGCAGGTTGATGTACGAGCCGGCGCGAATCTCCGGCCGGCCGCGCATGCGCATGGAGCCGTGCTCGAGCACGACGTTGTCGCGGTTCTGCTCCACCATGATGCGCCGGCGATCGTTCACCCAGTTGGACATGCTCACGTCGCGCGTCGCGACGGTGTTCTTGTCCTGGCCGCTGTTGAAGCTGGTCACGTCCTCGCCGCCCATCTGGGTCTCGGTGTCCATCAGGCGCACGCCGTACAGCGAATCCTTGGCGTTGTCGTAGGTGTCGAGGATGAGGGTTTGCTTGTCGGCGTCCAGCGCGTACTGCTTGCGGAACACCTCGCTATTGAGGTCGAAGCGCGGCGAGCGCACCCAGTAGTAGTTCGCCACGTTCGCGTCGCTGCGCGAGACCGACAGGCTGATCACGTCCGCGGCCGACACGTCGATCGAGTCGGGAATGTCCGCGCCGTTCTGGATGGCTTCGCCGGAGACGGCCTTGAACGGGTTGGTGCGATAGACCAGGTGAACGCCATCCTCGCGGTCCTCGAGGAACAGCTCGTTCCACACGCCCACGTCAAGGTACTGGCGCAGCAGGTCGTAGATCGTGCCATCCTGGTTCTGCGGACCGGTCACGGACGTGACGCCGGGCACGTCGCTGACCGTGTCGACCAGGATTTCCTTCGGGTTCGGCGAGTTGGCCGGCATGAGCTCGGCCAGGTACGGGTTGAAGATTTTCGCGATGACCTCGCGCGCGAAGTCGACGCCTTTCTGCGTCGTCTCGAAGCCGACGCCGAACCGGGTGAACAGCTTGAAGTTGGACAGCACGTCCTGGCCGAGCACGTAGCCGGGCCAGTAGATGATGCGCATTTGCTGCCACAGCTTGCCGTAGTCCTGGCCGCTGATGACGACGCTGCGCATGGGCTTGCCGTCGGCGCTCATGGACTCGTTGCGCTGCACCTCGGAGACGAAGCCGCGCATCACGATCGGGAAGTCGTCGCCGGAGTCGTCGGCGTCGTGCATCATCCGAATCTCGACGTAGTCCATGGGCTCGATGAGCCCGTACAGCGACTCGAAGTTGGCGCCTTCGGTGCCGTCATCGAACGGCTTGTCGATCATCGTGATGGAGAACCCGCCGGCGGCCTCGCGCACGGACTTTGTCGTGCGCACGCTTCCGCCATCGCCCAGGTGCGGCACTAGGTCGATGACCTGGCTCAGGCCCTGGAATCGGCTCGAGGTGGGCGTGCTGCCGTCGTCAAGCCGCGTTCGCTTGACCGTCTTGAACAGGTTCACCTGGATGCCAGGCTGGTAGACCGGGACGCGCATGTCAGGTGCCAGCCGGGCGCGCCGGGCCGCGGGCCGTGGCGATCGTGGTCACGGGCGCGGCCGCCGGCAGGCCGTTGGGTCCGTTCAGTTGGAAGGTGCCAGCAATCTCGAAGCGGCGGAAGTCCTCGCGGCCGCGCGCGGTTTCGGTGTCTGCCGGCCGCGGGAGCGGGGTCGCAGTCTCCACGGCGCCGCGCGCGGGCTTCCAGCCTTCGATTTGCTGTTGCGCAT